GGATTAGTCAGCGTCAGCGACAGATACTGCCGTGCCGTCTGATACATCAACAACACCAGATGCGTTTGACAGGACAACAACAATTGACATTGTTGGTGTAGCGCTGTCGCGCACAAAGATGATGTCGCCAACTGCGAGTGTGTCACTCAGGTCATTAAAGTAACCTGATGTGTTCACAGTCGCAATCGCGTCTGCTGATGTGTAAGTGTAAATGCTAGGTGCATTGCCTGACTTGGCGGCACCGATAACATTAAAGCCTGAAGTTGCGTAAGCCATTATTCAGTCTCCTCTCTATTCGGTGCAAGAGATCTTAACAATGCCCTCGTCATCGATGGCGACTGCGCCAGCGCTGAACATTGAAGAAACCAAGAAGCTGGTTTTTTCTGGGACATAGTTAATTTCAGATTTTTGGTTCATGCCGATACCCATACCCATTGCATCCTTGTGGAATGCAAAACAGGTGCGAGTTGATGGGATGGGCAAGCCACCTTCATCACGGTCACCAAGAGTTACGAACTTGAAGCCCATAAAGGTGTCAACCTCACCAGAAACGAGAGCCTTTACAGTTGCAAAGTCTGCGCTTGTGATTTCGGTTTCGCCCAACATGCCAGCCAAATTATTGGCGTGGATGATCATGCAACGGCCCTCAGATGGAACATTGTTTGCGTCAAGAAGCTTCTTGGCTTCGATCAGCTTTTCAATGTTCATGTTCGTGCCAGCGCCACCAATCGTAGTCGCAACGGTCAGTGTTGTTGCTGATGCGTTAAGGGCATCAATAACAAGCTGATCCATACGTCTGCCGATAGCGTTACCGACTACCTGTACCAGTTCACGGCGCTCGTCAAAATTGACTTTCTGCTGTGAAAAGATATCGCTATATTCTGCGGCGATGTAGTCAGACATTGTGGCTGTGACTTGTGAGTAAGTCACGTTCAGTGGTGTTACGTCAGTTTGCGGAACGCGAACTGTTGCGGTGCCTTTTCCGATCTTCGGAAACTTCACCTGATTTCCTTCAACATTTGTACGCTCGCGGGTTAAGCCAGCCAGTGCGCGTGATGACTGATACGCTTGCTTGACCTCTGCGTCAAAAAGTTGAACGAAAGCTGAAGAAATGCCTACGGCCATTTTCTTTTCCTTCCATTACAAAATTAAAACGATTTACGCCTAACAGGTATCCTTACGGGCTGTGGCTTGGGCATACACGCTACGCCCCCAAGCGTTTGCGACAGGTCAAAGGAATGATTATCTGTCAAGGGTGATTTTATAGAAAAACACGGCAATTGTAAACAACTGCCGTGCTTAGATTAAATGGCTGAGTATTCTTGGGTGCCGTACACCTGTTCAAACATTTTCTCAACCTTGGCCCGGTACGCCGGGTCAGTGTTATACTCAGGCTTTCCGACCATAGCCTGCAACTCTTCTTTTGATGGTGCGCCGTCAATCGGGCCAACCTCGACAGGTATGGGCTTGTCACCGTAGTAACTACGCACTTTCTGCAAGGCGCGTAGACCTTGGGCGGTGCCGCCCATTATTTTAAACTCTTCAAAATCAGCATCTGACCAGACGCCCTTGCGAACCAATCCAGACGCCCAGTCTGTCATTGACTTGATTGTTTGGTCAGCATTTGGGCCAAGCTTTTCAAATTCTTCTTTAAACGAGATCTCGCCTGCTTCAGCCTCTTCACCAGCCATTTGTATAAACGTGCCAGCCAATTGCTCAAACGCCGCCTGACTGACGCCATTTTCTTTCGCCCAGTCTCTATAAACATTATAAAGAGGGTCATCGTCACCAATCCCGGCCTCATCAAAAATGCTCGTGTCATAATTATCAGGGGCTTTATGTTTTCCCTGACTAAACTTTTTTTGCAGTTCATTATATGACTTAACAAGGTTTTCAAGATCTGGGCCATCATCATCATTCCAAAACTTTTCGGGATACCACTCTGGCCGCGCCAGTTCTATTTCTTCATCCTCTTTGGCAACAGTGACATCATCAAGTGATGGCTCATTGTCAGGCAGTTGATGTGAAATAGTTGTTTCTTCAGCTTGCTGTTGGTTATCGTCACTCTCTACTGAGGCTTCGGCCAACAGACCGTCTGTGTCGTTCATAGCGTCCTCGCTCTGTTCATGCGTCGCTCAATTTCTCTGACCAAACTATTTTGGCCCTCTCTGGCATAACCGTGGCTGGCATCCTCGCCGGGATACCACGTTGGCTGTTCTATTGTTAGTGATCGCAAATGGGTGAGCAACTTTTGCCCATCGTCACTGCCAAAGACACGAAGATAGAGACGGTCAACATCGTCTTTATCAATTTGCTGTTTTTCTGCTATTGACGGGTCTGCCGACTGTAGACCTGCCCAACCGTCCGGGTTCATTACATCATCCCTTCTGGTGGTGCCTCTCCCTCAACTGGCGCACCACCCTCTGCCTCTGCTTGTGCCTGCATCATCTGTGCGGCCTGTTCCATCATTTGCTGACGCTCCATAGGCGTTGTGCGTAAATCCGCTGGCACACCTAGTTTGTCAGCCACATAGTCTGCAATAGATCCCATCTTCACCGCCATCTGGCCTTCCGGGCCAAGCGCTGATGACATCTGCACCCACTGCATAATCTTTTCTATGTCGCCCATATTCTGTGCCTGTGCAATGGGGCTGACCGGCGTGACCTTCACTTCAAGGCCATTGACGCGCAACGGCATCTCAATCAGACCGCGCTCATCCATCACATACAAGACACGCGATATCAGCGGCACCATTGTTTCTGTTATGAGACGACCAAAAGCTGAACCAAGGTTCTGTGCCAGTTCTTTCATCCGCTCTGCAATCTCTGTCGCTGACCGGGCTGACATGTTGTCGGGCGGCAGTGTGTCGTCCAGCAAGATCTTTTTGACGTTCATGCGTAGGTCATTAATCACAATCTGCGACACATTAAAATCACCAGAGCGCGGCATCTGGCGCAGGCTCTCGCCCTGTGGCCCACCGTTACGCGCAACCGGGATAATGGCACCCGGCTGGATGCGGATGTTTTGCGGGTTCAACACGCCGTCGTCAGCCGCCGTGTAAACGCCAGCAATTGACAGGCTGGCATTCTTCAACAGCAGTTCCAGCGTCTTGTTTAGCGTCTTGATATCCGGGATTGCTGTGACCAGCGGCCCCCGGCCATACACCTCACCGGCGACTTTCATGTAACGCGCCACGATCCAAGGCGATGATTTCATGCGGCGCATAAGCAGACCGGCTTTGCCCTCTGCCCAAATCACATGATAGCAATAGTCACCCTTCTCTGGGTCATACAGTGTGGCCTCAACCAGATCTATTTCCTGAGTAGGCTTTTCGTCGATCATGCGCTGCAAGCGTTCAGGTATGTCGGCGTCAGTCCAATGCTGCTTGATGGCTTCGCCTTTCAGACGCATGCGGCGATAGACGTTGTCAACCTTGCCGTGTGCGCCCTCTTCAATGCTGACCAGATACTGCGGCACAGCGGTAAAGCGAATAGGCGTCATGTCATCGCCGGACTGCACCAGCATGACGGCAGTGCCAACGGCAAGGTCAAGCAAGAACTCGCCCATAGCCAAGTCAAAATTAGACTGCCGCAACAGGCTAAACATTGTGTCGGCGTACATGTCCAGAGCCATTTGTGCTTCAAGGCGGCGATCCTCTGGGATCTCCGGCCCCGGCTCCAACCGGCACCAATGCGCGTATGGCGGGAACAAGCCAGACTGAATGCGGTTGGCAAAGCGCTGCGTCGCATTGATGGCGGTACTGTCAAACACACGCGCCATTTTGTTTTGACCCGGTGAACCGCCGCCCTCGTAATAGCCGTCATACAGATTGCGCTGCGGCAGACCAAATTCGTAGCAGTCTTCATAGATCTGACGCCAGTTGTCTTTGCGGCGCTGCGCCACGTCGTGACGCTTTAGGATGTCCTCAACACTATGCACTGGCTTTATTCCTCTTGCTTATCGCCGCCGCTTTCGACTTGGCGTCTGCTTTTGAACTCGCGCCCCAAGCGCGTAGTGATAAAAGCAGGCGCGTTGGCTTGCCCTTTTCGTCACGCTCCGGCCCCGGCATGTTACCCATACGCGCCAAGAACGATGCCCGGCGTGGGTTGTCGCCCTTCTTGACCGGCGCTTTTAAATTCATGCCTTGCTTTTTGGCAGACGCACGGCCTGCGGCATTCAAGCCGCCTGATGGGTTTTTACCCTCAGACCTCTGCCAAGCCGGTGTTTTAGCCACGCGCCGCTCTCATGTTGTCAATCAAGTTAGGATATGGGCGGCCAGCTTTTTTGGCCGCTCGCATAGCGCTGCGTTTTTTAGCCGGGCTAAGACCCTTTGGTTTAGGCAATCCCTTCGGACGTTTTTTGTCCCAGACTTCTTTAGCCATTACTTGCCGTACCCCTTACCTTTTTTCTTAGGCATAATCTTTCCTCTTCGCCATTTTGGTTTTCATGTTGGCCTCAGTTACCCGGCCACCAGTCTGCCGCGCATATTCTTTGGCCGCTTTCATGCCAGCCTTGCTATACGCAAAGTGACGCGCCTTGCCGTCTTTGGATACTACTTTTGGCATTTACGCCCCCTATCCTAGTGTTGTCTTCAATCCCTCTTCGTCAGCGCCATAGCCAAGTCTGCCGCCAGCTAGCAATTGACGCTGACCCATACGCCGGGCGCGGCGGGCGGCGGCTTCTTGTTTTTCGGCCATTGTCGCCGCGATTGGTTTTGCCTTGGCCTTAGTTTCAGCCAACTGTCTTGGTTGTTGTACCTTTTCAACAACACCAACAGATGTTGCAAGCTTCATCATTGCTTTCCCAGCAGATCCCATAACTATACTCCTAATGTAGTTTGATCATCGGCGGTGCCGCCGCGAACACTGGCTAATAATTGACGTGAGCCGCCACGCCGCCGGGCGCGTTGCCGCGCCGCCATCTGGCGTTGCTGTAAATCTTCCTGCGCCGCCAAGCGCTCCTCTTGGCGCTTTTGCGCTTCAGTCACCTTTGGCGCAACTTGCTGCGGCGTCGGCATTGATGGGGCTTTAAACAATGAGGTCATTCGTAAATCCTCGCAAACATAATATGGTCAGCGCCAGTGGGGCCGTAGTTACGCAACAGCCCCTCGCGAGTGAATTGTAACGCATATGCCCACCGCACAGCAAGTTCATTTTCCGCATTTACCGTCAACTGCAACCGCTTCAATCCCTCTGTGGTAGCAATGTGATTGAAATAACGTCTGGCGCACCGCGTGACTGATACAGCCAAGGTATCAACTTGCTTGCCTGTCAGCAGCCAGCCCTCGCCTACACCCGGCCACAAAATGTTTGTGCCAAAGCAGGCAAATATTTTACCGCGATACAGCGCCGTGCAGGCGTTGCCTTCAGCTTGAAACGATCTGAGCATGTCGTCGTAGTTGGGCAGAACATCATAATACTCGCGGTCAAATGACCGCAGATCCATCACACGCGGGTGCGCCCAGTGAAACGGCACGATCTGCACATAGCGGTTTGTCGATATCTCGTTAAAAAATTTCAAAGTCTGCATTGGCCGTTAGCTGTTTAAACTGTTTGCTGAATTGACTGTTGCGCGTGATGCTCCGCACCTCGCCAGCGCCAAGCATCAAATAGCCAAACGCATCGCCAACGTGTGAGTGTTCATTCTTATTTGGCGCATCTCTAAACCGCTCATACCCGGCACCAACCGCAACGCGCTTAAAGTGGTAGCCGCCAGCCAGCGATTTGCGGGTGCGGGTGCATTTGCTGTTAACAATCAGCCCGGCCTTGCCGTCAACCATTCTGTTCATCGGCATAGCACCGGCCTCGCGCCGCACCTTAAAATCGTTAGTGCTAGTAGGCCGGGCATGTAGGCCCATCGTCTTTAAATGCTCAAACGCCGTCACCTCAAATATCTCATCGCGCTTGACGCCTGCCGGGTCACCCCAGACCAACACGTCGCACTTTGGAAACATCGTCTGTATGTCGGCCAGCAAGTGATGACAAAACCGCTCAAGCCCCATATCAAACGCCACCAACTCATGCACGACATTCCAGCGACCGTTCTGCATTTTCTGCCCAAACACCGCCGCCGGGGTCAAACCAAAGTCAAGGCCGATATGCACAGGCCAGCCGGGTTCTATCTCGACATCGCCGGACATAACGCTGTCACTATACTCAGGCCAGACCGGCTTGCCGTCCTGAACGTAAACGTATTGCGCCCCGGCGTAGCACTGTATCCAGTCGAGTGTCTTACCGGCAAGCTGCTGTTCGTAGTAACCAACCGGCAGATTG